ACCTAATCCTTTAACAAATTCATCTGCAACTTTATTAACATCAAGTTTATCCCAATATCCATTAATTATTCCCTCTACATAACCAATACTAGCAAATTCACCTGGAGTTGAATCCATTGTATAAACCTCTTTCCCATCAATAACTTTTTTGGTTTTTAGTCCAACATTTACAGTACCATTTGTAGGATTAACATAAAAATTTGATTTACTCCAATTTCCCCACTTCTCTCCTTGTTCCATTTTTCTTAGTTCATATAAAGAAGATTCTTTATTTCTCCATCTTGCCATCTTTTTACCTGCAACCTCTTGATAACTTTTTAATGCACCATATGCTCTGCCAACTCCATCTGATAAATTCTGTCTGTTAATTGAATAGTCTTTAAAATTTAATTCCCCACTTTTTAAAAGCTTGTCTTGTAGCCTCATATATTGCGCTGCATCGTCAGCAAACTCTAACGCTGCTGTCCTAGCTTCCTTATGCTCTCCTTGAGGGGAATCTGCTATTTCTTGACCTAATTTTCTTGTAGCAGAATCAATTGCATCTTTCTTTTCTTGACGTATACGATTTTGATCTATAAGCATATCGCTCATATTCTTTCCTACTTCTGCCCAATTTACTTGTGAATCAGCGTTACGTTCTACGTATTTATAATATGTTGGCATTAATTAAATATTTTATTATTATCCAAAACCCTACTCTTTACGCAAATAAAGGTATCATATCTACTCCTTGTTTTCCCATACTTGTAAGTCCTTGCATACCTTGTGATAACGATTTGGCACCTAACTCTTGAGCATTTGCTGCAGCCAACTGAGCACCTGCAACCTCTTCTAAGTCTAACTGAGTCTTAACATCACGAAGTCTGCTGTCTTCTTGAGTGCTTAATTTCTCAAGGTTACTTAACTCTTGACCCATAGCTGACCTAACTCCTTCCTGACCTTCGTTCATAGCCATCTGAACCCTTCCTGCGGTTGCTGCTACGCCTCTTTCACTTTCAACACCTGCTTGTATAGCTTGAGCACCTTGCGCTAGTAGTGCTTCTCTTTCTAGCTCATATGGTTCTTTTTGTATAGATAACTTGTTGTAGTAATTTATTTCAAGTTTTTGCCTAGCTGCTTGCATAGCCTTGTCTGCATCTGCTTCAGCTTGACGTTGTTTAGTTGCTTGATCACCTGCTTGGATAAAAGAACCTGCAGTACTTGCTGCTGATAAAACTAATCCTCCTATTGCTATTGCTGTTGCTGCTGCCATATTATAATGTTTTAATCATTTCTTTTGTATAAGTGCTTCCTTGCACATACCCTAAATCTTGGTATGTATTTATAAGACTCTCATTTTTAATTAATGCGTATATGTATTTATTTCCTGATTTTTCACAAATATCTGTAAGTGCTGATACCAATAACTTAATGGCATCCTTTCTTTGTGGTTTTTTAGTGTATTCTTTGTTTGATATTATCCAATCTACCCACGCTGCTTTTGAGTTGGTTATGTACATAAACCCTGCACAAACGGGAACATCTTCATCGTACACTATAACGCCACCTTTACCATTATTGGGAAGAAAGTCTCTCTGAGGAGCAACCCATCCCCACTGTTTCCACCATCCTACAAGAATTTCATCGTAATCGCTTTCGTTTAGTTCTCGTATATTTAACCCCATATTATCACAAATTTAAGGAAAACTTTTCATTACTTCTGATTGCACTGCAAATAGCTCAATTTTGCTACTTGATGTATTCTCAATACTAAATGTACAGTAGTGACCAAGTACTCCGTGAGACTCGGCTACTGAATTTTTAATGTATAGAAAAAAGGCATCTTGTATAGGTATTGGCGTTGTTCCCGGTATTGTTGTATCAATAGTTAATTGGTTTACACCACTTGGTAAGTCAACTGTAATTAAAGTAACCTTTCCTGCCAATACAGGAGCAGTATAAGGAGGCAATGAGAAGTATAGATAATCTCCTACACTTATTATATTTCCTATAGCAATTAATGGAGAAACAGAGAATTTAACTACTACTGCTACTCCACTTCCTGTAACTTGATAACTTCTGCCTATACCATTCACACTCCTAAGAGCAAGTTCACCTACTGAGTTGTTCCTTATAAATGCAAAATAAGAGGCTTCTTTCTTTACAAACCAAGCACTTTCTATATATCCTGAGTACTGAAGGTCTGTCTCTAATGTAACACTCCATATTGAGTCTCCTTGAAGATTAATGGTTTTAAACAATTTGTTCTCTAAAGGAGACGTATTTAGTACACTTTGAAGAGTACTAGGAGTAAATTGTCCATAAAATGTATTTCTTTGAGCATTTACATTGTGCCTATATATATTTCCTCCCTTAAAAGTATAGAAATAGTTGTTCATTCCAATCATCCAATCAGGGTAATAAGAGTAAAAAGATACCCATCCTCCAACCATATCACTATATGTCAATGTATAATTTGCCATTTTTATTTATTATTTATGGGAACGTAACAGTTAATGTTCCATTTAATGTAACAGTTGAAGGATAGCTATTTGGTGTTATTATAATTCGTAAAATACCACTTACCACACCTGTTGTAATAACAGCATTAGTAGCTCCAATACCCTGCGCAACAATTGTAGCTGTGCTTCCACTAGGAACAGATGGAACTAAAATTATTAACGGTCCTTGTGCAGATGTTAAAGTTCCACTAACATTAACAGGTCCACTGCAATTAGGAGCTGTTATGGTAGCTGTTGTTGTAAAGTGTCCTGAAGTGGCACTGCCGTCCTGTGCTCTGTAATCTGCAGTAGCTCCTGCCTGTACACATAAAGTAAAGTCTCCTGTAAATGTTGTTACAGCAGGTGGTGTACAAACTCCTAAACTAATTACAACTCCATCAGCATCTACTTCAAACCAATCATTCCCACCTGTTATTGACCCTGTGGCAAGGTAAAATCCTGCAGGTAATTGAGTAGAGCCATAAGCATCTAAATATACAAAGTCATACAATCCAACAGTACCCGGAGTACTTGCTAATGATGCATTGTAATAAGTAACTGTTTCAGATAGTAAACAAGCTGCTACTGAACTAGCAGCCATTACACTTGAGCTAAATCCTGTAAGTAATACAGGACAAGCTACTGATATGTCCCAAGCTGTTCCACTACAAGGACCAACTACCTCAAAATTAATTATTGAAGGAGATGCTGTAGTTTTTGGTATAACCATTAAGCAATTTCCCGGAGCTGTTGCTCCTAAAGATACATCTCCCGGTGCGACAGTTACACTTTGAGTGCCTCCTGTTGCAACAAATGAAGTTCCATTGTATAAATATTCAGTTAAAGCAGGGTAAGTTGTTCCTGATATTCCGCAATCAGACCCTATTTCACCTACAAATGTAAACGATCCTGCATTTGTACTCTCGTGCAACCCATCTACAGATGATGTTAACTTGTTATACACATTTACTCCAAGTGTGGCTCTTATCCCATCAGGTACACCGTATGGTTCAAATCTTACTATAACAGCACCTACATCACCACCTGTGTTTCCTGTTTCTATATCAAGCAAATAAATGCCTTGCTCTCCACTTGCTGATATAATCGTACCACAAGGTGTAGCACAAGATGGACAAGTTTGTTGTGGCAACAATACGCAACCTACTTGCTCTCTTGATATAACACCATCTGAATAGAACCCATCAGCAGCACACGTTAACAATGAACTGTCTGTGAAAACAGCAGTTGCTGACCCAAGAGAGGGGGCATTTATGTAATATGATGAACTTATTGCCATATGTTTTTTTTAAGGTGCTACTCCACAGTTACAACAAACGTCATCTAAGTCTATATCTGAATAACAAAGTGTAACAGGAACTGATTTTCTGAAATCCCATATCAAATATAAATAATTTTCAAGTGTTGGAACAGTAAAGTCTGCATAATTATATGATCCACTACCTAAATTAGGTGTTGCAGTTGTTGCTAAACCTAACAAAGTATTTATATCAACAGTAGTATTTGCATATAAAGTGTCTGAAACAAGGTACTTAAACTTGTCATTAGCTGTATCAAATACAAATGTATCGGTTGCAAATTGGTTTGAAATTAAACTCATTACACTTCCTGCAGGTGGAAATCCTCCCGTACCAACAAAATCTGTTGTTACATTGTACCTTGAAACAAGTGGATTGGTAGTCCCATTAGCAAATATTACAAAACTTGACTGCAATGGAGAAACAAATGCTCCGCTTACAAACCTATATTGAGTATGAACTGTATCTCCTGAACTAGAATCACTTGTAAGTACAACTTGAACTATACTTAAAGAAGCAGCATTACAACAATCAACAAGAACACTTAATGTAATGTCTCCTGTGTAATTTATTGTAATAGTTGCAGTTTCTACTGAAACAGTGTCTTTGTCAAATGTTAAAGTACCTGAAGTATTTACCAATCCTGTGGTATCAATAGTACCATTATAATCAACAATTATCTCAAATTCAGCTCCTATTGATATAGCTGTAACTCCATAAACAATATCAGACAATCCAATTGTTGGACCTAAATCAACACAATAAATTATTTGTTTTATCTCTTCTTCTCCTGTTGACAAGTTAAATACTTGAGAAATACCGCAGTTTATACATTGAGGATTAGATGGTAACGCTATGTCATTGTTTGACAAAACATATTCATTCATATATGGATCAAACCCACCAAGTTTTTGTGTATTAAATGACTCATTAAATGTATCTCTAAACCAAGTCCTCATATTCATTTCAGATACCACCTTTAGTTGGTCATTTGAGCTTGAATCGCCTCTTAGTTGGATAACTACACCACGTTTTACATCTGTAAAATATCTATCGTATCCCCATTGGATATAACTCTCAGGATTAAAACTAATGCCATACTTCTCAGTACGAGCAATTTGAGTACCTAATACTTCAGGAACGGAGGTTACCGCACCACCACCTGCAGAATCTGACAATAAATTCTTACCCGATAATACATATGATATCTTGTCTTCTTGTAAAACAAGCACATCAGTTTGCCTACCATCCAATACAAAAATATCTCCAAATGATGTCTCTAAGTTTTTATAGTTTAATAGTCCTAGATTAAATTCATTTAGCTTATTTATATTTGACTCAGCATTATATACACCACTATAAGTAATATCTGAGAATCTATCAGTTGCTTTGTAGTCTTGTGCAGAAACACTTGTAACTCTATTACCAAAATTAAAAGACCTACCAATAATTGAGTCACGAATTTTATAACTTTCTGCTCCATTTCCAAATGCAAAACAATTAAAAAACTTTGTGTCTATAATTGCAGGATTAGTTACACTTTGGTCTTGGATATTACCCATATGGTATCCACCTGTAATTGCAAACGACATCTCATTTTCAAAAAATACGTCAGGTAAAGCATCTGATGGCTCTGTTTCAAATATTAAAGTATTTTCAGCACGATATACTGTGAATTTAGCTTCAACATTAGAAGCACGACTATTTCCAAATCCAATCCCCCAACAACTTGCTGTACCTGTAATCATTAATTTTAACTCATTAGTAGTTGTATTTCTATAAAACTGATAGAAATTTGTTCCTAAACTTGTAGGTACAGTAGGATTAAGAAGTCCGGGAATAAATGTATTTACAGGAGGAGTACTATTACAAGTAGCAGTTACTAAAGCATCTTTTAAAATTTGATCAATACTGTCTCCTATCCACCAATCATACATATTATCATAATTTCTAGAAGCTATTATAGTTTTTTCTAATGTACTTGATCTTCCAACACAAGGGCAGTCTACACCTGTTCTCCATTGTTTTATACTCATAATAATCCTACTTCCTGATGGAACACTATAATCTTCCCAAAGTAATGTTTGGGTATTATAATAATTCATTGGATAATTAAGTATTGGATAATTTCCGGGAGGAAGTAAAGGACTTGAAGCAGTTACAAGTTTTTTGCCGGGATCAATAACAGCTAATTCATCCTGAACAACAGTAAAACTATTTGGATTTACTTTGATATACACTCCTGCAGGAACAGGTATAAAAACAGTCGGATCTAATTCACTTGGAATTTCAATAAAGTTTGATGCTTGAGAAGATTTTTCTAACACAGTTGTATAAACACAACTAGAAGTTGCTCCATTTGAATCAGCTTTTACAATTAATCTATCACCTACCTCAGTTTTTCTTGCATTCTCTCCCTCAAGTAAAAGATACGCATTGTTTGTTAATGGATCTTGAAAATATATACTACAATAAATTGTCTCATAATTCTCTTCATCAGGCTTAATAACAAACTTATACCTTGTTGCCCAAGCAGGAGGTAATTGTGTCGGTGGTATAGTTACTTGTATTGAATTTTGATAAGAAGAAAATCCACAAGCTACGTGTTCAGTATTATTTGGACTAACTAAAGCAGTTGTTGCTCTATTAAACTCATCCATATAAACTATACCAATCTCATAATCACGATTACTATGTAAACTTTGTGGACTAGCTATTTTTTGAAAAGTGGCATTTACGTACAATGTTTTATAATACTCATAAAAAGTTTTAGTAGGAGTTGTTACATTATCTACATATCTCATTGCAGGAAACTGAAGTCCTATTACACCGCTTCCGGGACTTGTTATAATTGTAACAGGTTGACCAACAGCACTAATACCACTTCCTGATTTTATATATGCATCTAAATTATTAGGAAGAGAACAATTTACTCTATCAGTAAATGTTATTCCTGTACAATAATTAACAGGTAATGTTTGTATATTAAGAGCAGTTCCTATTGCATTTTGAAATTCAATGCTTGTTGCTAGTGCATACACTGAAGTGTATGATGTAGATAAAAAAAATGCAAAATTTAATACTACTACATCTGTAGTTTCAGTAGGAAAAGGTGTATCTCCTGAAAAATCAGAATGAGTTATGGTTACTTCTAAATTAAAAGAAGCTCCTTGCACTAAATCTTGCCCTGCTAAATCAAATGTAACTTCAGAGTCTGCAATACTTATAGGTATATCAATTGTATAATTACTTGAAACTGATCCATCAATAATATCTGAATTTCCTATAGGAGTAGATATTAAATCAGTAGTGTATTCAAATTTAATAGGACTGCCAAGTTCATCAACTAAATTATAACCTTCTACATAGTTACCATACATTAACCTATTACCCATAATTGTTTGAGCCTTAGCAAATCTAGGCACGTTGTCATATAATCTTAACAATTCACTTTCAGCTAATATGGTAAAAATCTTGCTATTTGTAAATGTATAATCACGTTCAGTATTATTTGGTATACCTAAATTTGATTTATCTAATTTCTCAATAACCTTTATAATATTATTATTAGATTGTTTAAACAACAAATCAATACCAACTACAAGTGGACCACCTGTATTATAAGTTATTATAACTGAATTACAAAAATTAGTCATCCCCTCATTTAAAAAACTTTCTATACTAAAACTAAAAGGATTAGGAACAAATGCAGGTTGAGACCACTGTGATGTAGCACTGTATTCTCCATCAATATACAAGTACCTATATGCAAAACAAATAAATCTTGTATCTAAATAATTCTCTTGACCACTTGTTACAATAGGTTCAATAGAAGGAGACTCAGTAGGTGGCTTTTTAATTACAAGCAAAGACTCTGCACTTGTTTGATCTATATTGGCAATTGGATTAGCGTAATTCCTTGATACATTTATAAATCTAGGCGCATTATAATCATCTGTAAAAAATAATAGTCCATTAATAATATCAACTCCTGTAATAAGATAACTTGGATTAAAATTTAAGGTTGTATCTACATTACTACCATCATTAATACTAATAACGTGGTACGTTAGTATGTTTGTAAGTATGTTAAAAGAAACAATTAAATCAAGTTTGCCTGTAGCTCCAACACTAAAATTATCATCGTGAACAAACCAATATATAGTCTCGTTAGCACTATCTTGAATAGCACCAATACACCTTGCAGTTGCACTTAATGGTGTTCCATCTATATATGTTAGTGAAGTAAATGGGAGATTACCTTTTGTATTTTCAATAACACCAATCTCTGAGTTCTCTGTAGAACCCATCCTAATATTCATAGCATCGACATACTCTCCTTCAGGAAGAAGACGTTGGTCAACAACTTTATTCATCCTTCCTGCTATAAAGTTCCTTGTGAAATTTGCCATTTTATTTTATTTGCTTGTCCATACCTCTCATATTCATTAAGAGTCTGCCGGGATGAATGTTACTGATTCTAATCTTTGCATTATTTAACAATGCCTTTCTTTTTTTACGAGAACGAGCAATAATATATTCTTGTACACCTAGTTTAGAACTCAATATCTCATACTCAACTGCTGCATAAACATACGCCTCAAATAACTTATTTACTGTTATTAAAGAGTTGTCTCCTTGCTCCATACCATCTGATATATACTCAAGAATACAAGATTCTCCTGCCATTGACGAGTCAAAATTAATAACTCCTGTCTTTCTTTCAATATTAAATGTAGGATTAAAATTAGCTGTCTCAGTATTTAGTCCATACGCTGTTCCTATACTGTAATCAAAGTACCACATACCATCATAGTTCCATCCTAGTTGCCCATTAAATTGGCTTCCTTGATTTAGATATATACTTTTCTTTATATGCGTTAATCTATCATAGTCTATCTCTGAATATTGAGGAGAAAGTGCATTACCATTTTGGTCAAATAAAATCCTACCTGTATTATCTTGAAGATAAGCTTTTGATGACAGGGTCTGAATATTCTCAGACAATGGACGTAACCATCCGTTCTTATATAAAGATACACGTACCCAATTAACGTAATCAGATGGTAATATGTATCTTAAATTGTCAGGGACTGTTAACTCTAATATTTTAATCTCTTTAAATGCATCATAATTTAATTCTTGTATTGCACGTTTAGCGTGGAACAATACCTTGAAACGCTCTTCATTATTAACCAATGAGTGGTTTCCTGAGTACATTAATAAGAAGTTGTTAACAATGTCCGTCAAACTAACATATTGGTATGATCCCCAATTTTTATCTTCAGGGACCACACCTCCATTTTCATAGTATTCATATTGTGATATATATGCCATCTTTAAAAGTTTTATTGTTGCATACTAAATGTAGGCTGTTCGTGTTGTTGTTGAGCCATACCAAATTGAGTAACCTCTGTTTCTCTAATTGACATACCACAATACTCAAGAATTTTAGTTACTAACTTATACTCATCTTCAGGAGGCAACTCAAAGTCTTGATAATCAGTCTGAGATTGGTCAAATACAGGTTCACCATTAGCTAATGAGATGTAAGTCCATTTTGGAACTTTTGGATACCTAAAGTAAGTAGCTAATACTTGTCCTTTATTACTTATACTTGTTGGGTAAAAAGTAAGTTCTTCTCCTTGTAATCCATAAACAGGAAACTCAATTGTTGGAACAGTTAAATTAGAATTAACTAATAACCCAAGTTTTGAATTATTTACTTTTTCTGTTTGAACAATGGTAGCTGAAGAAATAACAACATAAGAATTGCCTGATGCTAAAAATATATTTGAATCTAATGATAAA